TTCAGTCCGGACCTATCGATAATATTTTCGATAATTTCGATGAGGGTAATCTTGACATAACGAACATTTATAATCCTTCCTACCTTCAGAAGGTGCAGAACGATCAGAAGATTGATTTTACTAAATTTAATCTGTTACAAGAAGCTATTGTTAGTGGAGGTCCTAGATTTTATCATCAGAATTTCTGCATTGTTTCGGACTTTCCCGAAATCATTAAACGTGATTCAGAACGTCTTCTCCATTGTGAGAACGGCCCGGCAATAAAATGGAGAGACGGTTGGGCATTATATTATTGGCACGGAATGCAGATACCTGAAAAATGGATCATCAATAAGAAATCTCTAACTGCAAAAAAAGCACTAAAAATCAGCAATCTTGAGAAAAGACGTGTTGCATGTGAGATTATCGGATGGGATCAAATTTTAAAAGATCTCAAGGCTACGATAATTGATACTGATTCTAACCCTCAAATCGGGCAATTAGTTAGTGTCAAGTTTCCTGGTAGCTGGGCCGAGAATTATTTCCTTCGAGTAACATGCGGTACCGGAAGAACGTTCGCATTACCAGTACCAAGTACCATGAAAACCGCTATACAAGCCAATGCTTGGACATATGATGTCCCGGTAAGCGTCCTACGTAACCTAGCCGCTAGGACATAAACTTTCAAATAAGATCACATAAATATTGCTATGAAACCAATAGAAATCATAGCGCAAGATCTATTTGACAAAATTCGTAGTCGTTTTTCAAATTTACAGATGGGTACAGAAGACGGTGCAGTAACGGTAAATCCGTCAGATGCACGGTTCTTTGACTTCGACTTTGTAATTGAAGGGAATGATCTAGGGCGTGTAAGCATATCAATTAATGATGTTGGAAACCTGAAAATCTTCTATAGTCAGGGTATTACAGAAAATGCAGATGGCATTATTCAGGGTATGTGGTATGATTTTTTACGTGAAATGCGATTCTTCGCAAAACGCAGGCTTCTAAGATTTGATACTAGAGATATCACAAAGGGTAATTTGGATAAAACAGATTTTCAATACCTCGCACAAAACGGATCCAAGGATAATAAAATGCATGAATCATCCATGACAGGAAGTCGTAAGACTTCCCATAGAAAAGTAGAAGATACGGACCTAATTATTCGTCACTCAGAACAGATTGATCCTGATAAATCTGGAGCACGTAGCAGAAAGATTAAGAACCTTTTTATTCAAAATAAAGAAGGTGAAAGATTTAAATTTCCATTCATTTATCTTCCTGGTGCCAGAGCAATGCAACGACATATCGCTAATGGCGGATATCCACATGATGATGCTGGTAAGAAAATAATTAATACCTGTGAAGAGATTCTTCAGCTAAGTGATTTTGGTCGTAAGGTAAATCATGCAACCTTAAATGATAACGCACATGAAATTGCAGAACGTGCAGGTCAGAAACTTAAGAATTTACGACAACATATCGACAAATTAAGCAAACAAAATTATTATGAATCCTGGCGTGAAAGTTTCAAACCAGAAGAAGATCATGAATTAACTGAATTAGATGCACCAACAGTGGAAAGCTACAAGGATGCATTTACAATCAATAAGTTTGATGAAACCTTAACTGGTATTTTTCCATTGTTGCATTCAATAATGCAGGAAACAAATACAATCGATTTAGGAGAATATGTCAGTGAGGATGCATCGATGGTATTTGTCGATGGTAGAGACATGAATATCGTTCAAGATTTAGGTGACGGTTATGCACTTGGATATGAAGATCATGATGGTGATGATGTTCGTAAAACAGTATTCTATGTTTATAAACAGGTACCGGGCGGATATTCTGAAGTACAAGAAATCAAAGCATCACCGTATCATCCAAAGAGAGAAGAAATTGTTGCTGCCGCTGAAAAAATTAAAGCACAAGCAATGGGAGGAAATCAATCAGAGAAGAAAGATGAATTCTCAACTTTTGAATCGTGGTCTAATGATTTAATTGGTGAAGGTTTCTCAGATGATGAACTGCGTTCATTACAGGAATTAGTAAATCAGCCGTTAGCGGTTGGAGCAAATGAAGAAGCAATTCAGGCATTAGCTGGTATTGGTATTAAGGATCCAACATTAATTCATGCCTTAAGAGCTATCGCTGCAATGCCAAATGGTGCAGATGCAGATGCTCGTGATACTATCAGAACATATATGGGAGCTGATGCCAGCAAGATTAAATGGGATACCCCAAATGCAGAACCAGAACAGGCTGAGCAGCCAATCGAACAACCTGCAGAACAACCAGTTGAGCAACCAGTGGAACAACTAGTTGCTACTGAAAGTTATCAGGGTGCAGGTGGCCTTGACCAGTGGACACGTGATGCAATGTATCGCGTTGCAAACGGAAAGGTCGCCGATTGGACAGAGTTATATGCAGAATTAACAAAGGATTTTAGTATCGATAGCAATAAGGCAGAGCATATCGCTAAAAGAATTATCGATCATGAAGCATTAGGATCATTTCGTAAATCAGCAAATGATATTGATAGTGAAGTCGCTGATGAAATTCCAGATCCAGAGTCTGATGACTTCGGTGGAGAAGATGATTTTACCAATAATGACGATGACGAATACCAAGATGATGACGATGATTTTGTCGCTTCTTTGCGTTCACGAGTAGCCGACGAAAGTGATGATAGTGAAGAAACTCCAGAGGAAGAACCTGAAGAAAAAGAAAAGAATCCTACCGCAAAAGATATTGCTGAATTAGTAATGGGGTTTTATGATAGAGAACACGGTACCTGGACAAAAGGTGAACACGGTGTTGTTACTCACGTGAAGCGTCGTTTTAGTGACAAAGACGGTAATGGTGGCGAAAAAGAAGCACATCTTGCTGCTAAATTAATTCAACATTTAAATAATAATCACCAAGGTAAAAGTGATGATATTGATTTTGAGGCAGAAGAAAAAATCAACGTTGAAGAAATGCGTCGTTTAGCAGGATTAAAGCAATAATATTTTAAAAGTAGTAGACCTAGTCATTAAATCTATGTTATAATGTTCTCGTGTATAAATACAAATACTCAGCGCAGATAGAAGTTGTTCTATCGCTGTTTATTAGTCATAAAGGCAAAAGGAGAAAAACATTATGGCATCACTAAAAGAAATCAGAGAAAAACTACAGGCTTCGAGTCAACAAAATAATAACAGTAACGGCTTCGTAAGCGACAACGCAATTTTCCCACATTGGAATCAGGCAGAAGGTTCAACCACTACGGTTCGTTATCTTCCGGATGCAGATCCGACCAATACCTTTTTCTGGATTGAACGTGCAATGATTAAATTGCCGTTCGCAGGTGTTAAGGGAGAAACAAACTCTAAACCAGTAAAAGTTCAGGTTCCATGTATGGAAATGTGGAATGAAACCTGTCCAATTCTTGCTGAAGTACGTCCTTGGTTCAAGGATAAATCTTTGGAAGATATGGGTAGAAAGTATTGGAAGAAGCGTTCTTATTTGTTTCAAGGGTTTGTTACCGATACAAAGTTACAGGAAGATAAGGTTCCTGAAAATCCAATTCGTAGATTTATCATTGGTAGTCAGATTTTTAACATTGTTAAGAATGCATTGTTAGATCCTGAAGTTGAAGAAATTCCAACTGATTATGTACGTGGATTGGACTTTAAAATTGTAAAGACTTCTAAAGGCGGTTACGCTGATTATTCTACATCAAATTGGGCACGTCGCGAACGCGCTCTGTCTGATGATGAAAAGGCAGCAATTGCTAAGTTTGGATTATTCAATCTCAAGGACTTCTTACCTAAGAAACCAGGTGAAGTTGAACTCAAAGTTATGCATGAAATGTTTGAGGCATCGGTTGATGGCGAAGCATATGATGCAGAAAAATGGAGTCAATATTTCAAACCAGCTGGTATGGGTGGAAGTGGTACAGCAACTGGATCCGGTGCTAAGGCATCAGTATCAGAAGCCGCACCAGCAGTTGAAGCTGACGAGGAAGTAGCCGTTGTAACGAAGACAAAAATAACACCGGCAGCATCAACAACTAGCAACAGTGAAGCAAGTGATCGCGCTAAGGATATTTTAGAAAAAATTCGTAGCCGTCAGAAAACAACGTAAGGAGTTAACTGATGGGAAAAGCGTTCGACGTATCACGGTTCAGGAAATATATCTCCAAGGCTATCGACGGCCTTGGAGTTGGGTTCAATGATCCGACCGATTGGATTTCTACTGGTAATTTTGCACTGAATTATCTTATCTCTGGTGATTTCTTTAAAGGAATTCCATTAGGTAAGGTAACGGTGTTCGCCGGTGAATCTGGTGCAGGTAAAAGTTATATCTGTTCAGGAAATATTGTTCGTCATGCTCAATCACAGGGTATCTTTGTTATCTTAGTTGATAGCGAAAATGCACTTGACGAAAAATGGCTGACAGACTTAGGGGTTGATACCTCAGAAGAGAAATTGCTCAAGCTTAATATGGCAATGATCGATGACGTAGCAAGAACAATTCATGAATTTATGAAAGAATACAAAGTATTACCATTAGAAGAACGTCCTAAGGTATTATTTGTAATCGATTCTTTAGGCATGTTGTTAACACCGACTGATATTAATCAATTCGAAGCAGGTGATTTAAAAGGTGATATGGGTCGTAAGCCCAAAGCATTAACAGCCCTTGTTCGCAATTGTGTTAATATGTTCGGTAGTTATAATGTTGGTTTAGTAGCAACCAATCATACATATGCTAGCCAAGACATGTTTGATCCTGATGACAAAATATCAGGTGGACAAGGTTTTATCTATGCATCAAGTATCGTTGTTGCTATGAGAAAACTAAAGTTAAAAGAAGACGAAGATGGTAATAAAATTACAGATGTCGTAGGAATACGCGCTGCCTGTAAGATTATGAAAACTCGTTATTCTAAACCTTTTGAAACTGTCCAAATTAAGATCCCATATTCAACCGGAATGAGTCCAATTTCTGGGCTGGTTGACATGTTCGAGAAAATGAATGTATTATCTAAAGTAGGTAACAAATTGGCATACACGGATAAGCAAACGGGTGAAATCATTGCTGAATTCCGTAAAAATTGGACTGAAGATAAACTTTCATTGATCATGTTTCAATGGGATGAAAAATCGGTACAACCAATTGTAACTACTGAAGAAAGCGAATCGGAGTAAAATGGAAGAAGATCTAATTATAACAATTTGGGACTTATTTGTTGAATATGTTCCAGAAAAAAATCGTGAAATGGCAGCAAATCAATATATAGATTTCTTGTTAGGGCACGATGTAACAGTGAATACGTTAGAATCATTAACTGGTTATGATGATCATTTGGATAAAGCTATCGAAAATTTGTCCGAAAAAGATGAAGACGACGATCATCATAATGATTATGAGGATTAAATGGATAATTGGTACTCAAAAGTTAGTAAA